GTGTACCATCTTCCGTCTACGGGAGTGAAAGCGACACGAGACCTAAGGGGGGTTGTAACTCCTGGTGTGCCAGTGAAAATTGTTCCTACGGAAGCCCACGAGGGGGCGAGAATGTCGGCACTTTCATAAATATAGACACTCATGGCGTCCATGTTTGATGCCGCTGTGGCATAAACCGCTTCAGCATAGAATGTTTTAGTCCCGTCCCAGTTAGCGGCGACATACTTCCAGTATTTAGGATTGGTGAGGATAGTAGCAGTTTCGGCTGTGCGACTTGTGTTGTAGTTTCCTATTTCTATCTGGGTTTCAGTATTGGTGAGAGTGGTGGCGTTTTGAATGATAATAATTCTAACAGCCTTAAAAACATCCACATTACTAGCAGCCTGAGCTGAAATACTATGCGCCCAAGACATATTTGCCGCCACGGTCGGCATACTGCTAAATTTATTAGTGCTCCTGGTAAGAACATAAGAACTACCGTTTGTTCCAACGGTACCAGAACCAACCACGGCGGCGGTGTCTCTATTGTACATTGCCACAGTAACGCTTGTATTCCCACTTGTTTTCTTTTGCTCAAACTCAATATAAACCTGAACCGTGCCATTATATTGGGAGGGGTCCCAATACCATTGACCCTTAGCATCCTCAACCGTAGACCCAGACGGGGTAGTGGCTGTATATTCTCGGTCAAGGATATTTTTTTCTTGTCTGACCTGTGCTGCCATTTTATTTTAACGTAATTAGTTTCGCAAACTCACTTAGTACTTTATTTCTTTCTTGGGTTGTCAGCACTTTATCGAAGTGCAGTTCCACTTGGTCTATGTTTCCTGAACCTAGAACAGACTCGGAGTAATAGACTCTATAAGGAAAGCCGATTGCCGTGCCGATGGTGTTTCTTTGATTGAAGATGTCTTTAATGATGAACTTTGAACCAGGTAAACTGGGCGGCAGGGTAGGGTTGTCTGCCATTACTCCGTCGAGTAGGGCTTTCTCTGGGTCGGTGAGTTCTCGGCTAAAAGTAACATAGGTAAAACCGCTGGTATCGCCTATTACCGTGGGTCTTAAACCTACGACTTCGCTTATTCTCTGCAAGGCATTCCAGGCGTATCCCTGGCTTCGGTTGATTTGGGGGTATTTGTATTCCATAGATTTGGGTTAGTTAAGAAATTATATTCCCTAGGTGTGGCTTGTCCAATCATTCTCAGGATTGAAGTAGATTTCATCAGCCGTCAAGGCATACCCCACAATTCGGATAACGTAATCCGTAGTCGTGGGCTGTGTAACGACAATATCCCCCGTCGTACTTGCAAACACCGCAGCACCAATAGTAAGAGCGGGGAAGTTGGCATCTGCTCTAATTATTCCATTCAAAAGAACTGTTATAGCTGCTCCATCAGTAGAGGCAAGAACACACATACCAATTATTCCCCTAGCATCTCCTGTAGCGGCCGCAGCCACACTAATGTCCACCAGTTCCCAGCGGGAGTCGTCTTTATCCAGGGTCACAAGGTCACCAAAAGCAATGGTTGCTCCACCAGTACCCGTAACTGTGATACCCGAATACTTCCCATCCGCCGAACCAGCGGGGTCAAAAGCAATAGATGTATTTTCTGCTAGAGTAATAACCCCACCAGTCGTGAAAGCCGAAGGCGTGGTCAGGGTGGGTGAAGTTAAGGTCTTGGCTGTGAGAGTTTGGGTTCCACCTACCGTTACGACGCTAGCGGTATTAGTTCCAGCATTAGTGTTTCTTAATTCTCCAGTTCCGATTGTTAGAATGCCCGCTGTATGAGTAGCAACGAAGTCTCCGTTTTCTATATTTAGTACAAAGCCAGTGTTCCCAAAAAGATTTTGCCACCCTAGGGTCGTAGTTCCAAGCGAAGAACCTCCATCAGCTCCAGGCGATAGGGCCGTGGCAGTAAGTTGCATCTCTATGGCCGAACCAATAGACCACCCCAAGGTGCTGGCGGCGGGGAGGTACATACCATCTGAGGGAATGGTTGAACTGTTTGGAACAAACGAATTACCAATCACGGCCGTAAATGTTCCAGCCAGGGGCGTGGAAGTACCAATGATGATATTGTTTAATTGATTGCCTCCTCCAGCGATAGTACCAGCGAGAGTAAACGCATTGATAGTAGCCGCAGTTAATGAACCTGGGATATTTACGACAGTTGTATTCGGTCCAACACCCAGCACAACCGTCCCCGCCCTGTTCATCAAACTAACGTCGTTGGTAGTACCGTACCCCATTATTGCCGCACCACTCACTGTAGAGGCAAATCCAGTAAATTGTGTTGCAGCCAAAGCAGCTGGGGTTGCTAACGCCGTGGTGCTTATTAAGTTTGTTGTGAACGTAACCGATGTTCCGCTTACCGTTGTGAATGCCCCAGCCAGTGGGGTTACGGTTCCTATGATTATATTATTCAGTTGTTGACCACCGCCCGAAACCGTACCCGCTAATGTAGTTGCCCCAAGGGTTGATACAAAGTTACCTCCTGTAAGAGTTAGGGTGTTGGCACTATGAGTTAGAACCAAATCTCCAGAATCCCAATCTATTACTGCCCCTAAATCAAGATACAAGTCAGACCAATTTAGTGAGGTCGTACCCAGTGAGTTGCCATCTGTCGTAACGGGCGAAAACGAAGTCCCGTCTAAAACCAATTCTTTAGCCAATGAACCGGCGGTAGTTACGGAAAATACCAACGAACCGTCAATGTTCGTACCCGCGTTTACATCTACGGCAATCCAGGTTATGCGGGCAAACTCAGACTGAGTTCCACCATCATTGGAAAGGATGAGCGAAAGGTAAGCCTCATCATTGTCAGCCATTGTAGCCCTGTCGCCTTCAAGTTTTACAACCTGTACGCTTGCATTATCGGTAGTGTTTACAAATCTACCCGCATTGCCCGCCAGAGAAACCGTCAGCAGGCCGGTGGAAGTTATTGCTCCCGCTCCCAGGGTGGTTACGGTTGCTGCTGCCGCGCTCGCCCCACCGATGGTTACGCCATCAAGCGTGCCGCCGTTAATATCCACCGTAGTGAGTATTCCAGCGTCCGCCACTGTCCTACCGGCGTTAGTCCAGTTGGCGGCAAAAGAAGTAATCGTAAGGTTTACAAAGGTCGGACTGGAGCCCGTGGCTACGGCCTGGTTCTGCCCGTCTAAGAAAGCCCACTCATTAGTATCGAGAGTGTTGGCTCCAATCACAAACGATGAACCCGTAATGGCCGTGCCGGTAATCGCCGCCGCTGAGTTGATTTTTACCGCTGGCACTATCTCCGAGGCACTACCATCCAGCGTCAACATGGTAGTCAAGACGTTGTTTACCAAGGCGCTGAAAATTAAATCAGTATCTTGCGTGGCCCCACTCAAAACAGTCGTAGCTTTCCAGGTAATCCTGGCCCCCTCGTCTTGATTGCCAGCCGAATCTGATAATCTAAATGTTACATACGCCTCATCGCCATCTGCTATCGTCGCTCGGTCGCCCTGGATAATCGCACTCTGCACACTAGCGGCATCTGTCGTATTGGTCATGGTCAAACTTGACCCACCCCACAAGAAATCCGGGTCGCCCTCCAACGTCCCATCCCCTGTCCAAACTCCGATTTGATTGTCTACAGGAGTACCAACCTTAGTTACATCACCAGAGCCAGTAGGTATTGCAAAGGTGGGGGCGCTAGAAGCTCCATTAGATTTTAAGAACGTTCCGTCAGCACCCAAGGCAAGCTCGGTGACATCACCATCGGTATTAGAATAAAATACCCTCCAAGCCGTTTGAGCTACAAATTGGGTTAAATTGGTATACCCCCCCGCCCCAGGTGTATAGGCTTCCCAGGCCGTACCTCCGGCGTTGATACGGATAGAATTACCCGCCCCTGGCGTTACTTCGGTTATCGTGTTGGCTGAATTGGCTACCCAAATTGAAAGGGCGGTGATGGCAGACAAGCCCGTGCCGCCGTCCAGCACAGCCACGTCCGTTCCGCTTACCCTATAAACATACGCCCCGCCGATAGTTACTCCCGTGTTCAAATCAGCCGTTACGGTGTTGTTGGCAGTGATGGTAAGGATGTCTACAAAAGCCGCTCCGTCTACATCATAGCCTCGCAGCTTGAGGGTATCTCCGGCCGTATCTCCGGTATTCAGGGTTGCTGCATATATCCCGTCCCAACGAACCGCCAATGAACCAAGGTCATCGGTTATATCGGTGTCATCAATTAAATCTGTATTAATTGCCACTACACCCAAATTAGCCAGTGTGGGTAAGGCATTGCCCGAAGCCGTACCCGTCAAAGCTCCTATAAAAGTCGTGGCATTCACCGTGTTGGCAAAAGTAGCACTCTGGTCGGCCGCTAAGGTAAGTGCAGTGGTAGCGGCACTTCCTACTGTGGTGGTTTTGAAAACAAGAGTTCGGGAAGCCCCCGTTCCTGACTGTATAATCATAGAACTCGCCCCACCCGTAATATCTCCCACTGCCGTAAGCGAACCTGTTACATCAGCCGCGCCCGTAAAGGCTTGACCCCATAGGTTCCTTGAAGTAGCCAGTACCGTAGCCGAACCAGCCAGTCCGGTAATAGCTCCGGTAATCGTATTCGTAACCGTCATGTCCAGAGCGTAGATTCTCTTGGCTACGGCCAGCCCTCCGGCTATCGCCACCGCCGCCGTTGTGGTATTAGTCGCTTCTTTGGAAGAAGTTATGTTTACTTGGCCCGTCGTAAGGTCAGCTGCATTTGCTCTAAGGGTTAGATTCTCGGTTGTTAAAGTAGAACCGTTTAATGTTTGTCCACCTGCTATTCCCGCAAGAATTACCGCACCCGATAAACTTGTAAGATTTCCACTAGTTGTGCCCATTATGGTGTTCGTAACTGTCATATCTAAGGCCCATATTCTCTTAGCGACAGCTAGGCCACCAGTTATTGCTACTGCAGCGGTCGTGGTGTTGGTAGCTTCCTTTGATGATGTTACATTTATTTGTCCTGTCGTTAAATCTGCGGCATTGGCTCGCAAAGTAAGATTTTCTGCCGTAAGAGTTGAGCCCGCGATAGTTTGCCCGCCCGCTAAGCCAAGCGAACCCACAGCATAGTCAGACCCCGCAGTCGCAATCGAAAGCACGCCCGTGGTCGTGGTATTTTTTACCAACCCAGTCGTCAAGGCACCCAAGAATTGAGCGCCCGAAAGTCCCGTATCCACCGTACCCTGCACAATAAACTTGTTGGCAAAAGCCACATCGCCTGATCCGTCTACGCTATTACCCGCGAGGTTTCGGGCCGTCGTCCATTTGGCAGCTGAAGAAGCGGTTGAAGCGTTGCCTACTAAAGCCGCCGTTACCGTAGTCGCGGTTATCAACACAGTGGCCAGGGTATCGGTTGTCGTGTCAAAGGTCAGGCTAGCGTCACCCTCAAGTGTGCCATCACCAGTCCACACCCCCACTTGGTTATTTACCGGTACGCCCACCTTAGACACATCTCCCCCACCTGTCGGTGCCGCTAATTCAAAATCAGTTTCACCCGCATTAACCCTGACTAATTTCAAGGCATTACCCGCATAAGACAACGCTGCCAGGCTCGTCAGCTGCGTATCTAAAGGTTGCTTGTTCCCCAACTGGGTTTGTAGAGCCGAGCTTACCCCCTTAACATATGAAAGTTCCGTAAGTGAAGGATAGGTAGCAACTGTGAGAGTTCCTAAAGTATCAGAATCCACCCAATAAGCCATCTCATTAGCTGACCCAGAACCATCAATTGTTCTGGGTAGGGAGTTTGTTATAACGAGTTTATTAGCATCTCCACCTGCCCCTTCAGCTACACTTATTCCAGTCCCAGCGATTATTTTATCCGCTACATACCCCGCCGTAGGGTCACCTGCGTCATATTTAACTTTTTCGTCACTGCCGCTCCCACTGCCTACGGGGATATTTATAGTACCATCAGGACTTTTAGTTATTGCAGTGCCAGTGAAATTGATGATGCGGGCCACTTTATCTACAATATCTCCATCATCAAGAATCCGTAAGGGGTGCGCCCCCCAACCTGCCCGGGTAACAATCTTTTCAGTAACCTCTGGTAAATTCTTAACTGCCGAAGCGTCTAACCGCTCTTCATCTTGTAACAATTCAAGGCCATCCCTAAACTTAGTACCCAAAATAGGCAACTTATTTTCTATATCTTCTAGGGTAGGGATTTTAGCTAGAACCTTATCTACTATCTCAGTCTCATCAGCGTCTTTTCCAGGTTTACCGTCCTTACCGTCTTTACCATCTTTTCCTTGTATAACCTCGTCTTTTATGGAGGCAATTTTCTTTTCCGCTTGAGTAAAAAGATTTTTAAGCTCCTGAATAAAAGCTTCTTTGATTACAGCAACGTCAGAAGCTGCGCCCTGCTTTAGTTTTTCTTGTAGGGCCAGCAGATTCTTATGAACAAGCCCCCATTCTTTTTCATTCCCGCCCCTAATCGCTTGAACAATCTCCAGAACTTTCTTAAAAGAATCCTCAAAATCAGTACGCGAAATACCTTCATCTACCAGCTTGAGTAGCGCCTCTAACTTCTTGATTTTATCGTCTTTGGTCATACTATTTTAACTTAGGTAATTTGGGAAGTTGGGGTAAGGATGGCAACAATTTACTTGATTGCGTTTTGGGCGATGTTGTAGGTATTGCTTTACTAATAATCTGCGAAGCCTGTGAAGCACCGGGTACACCAAACAAAGAACCACCTGCACCTAATGCCCTTACCGCTCCCTTGATTTTAGTCTGTGACGTTTTACCTGTTGTAGCACTAGTAATACCACTCAATGCTTGCTCAAAGGTATTTATTATGGGTACTGGATTAGAAGAGTAAGACATAGCAGAAGCAAGTTGTCCCATAATTGGTATTGATTGTACCACATTCATAATGGCATTACCGACAAATGATTTTTCTGGTTGTTCATCACTCGTAGCCAGGTTGATTATTTTCCTTGTTCCCCTACGGATTCCCTCCTCCATTGAGGTAGCTACAACAACTATCCAAAATAGTGAAGCGGCAGCTTTCTTATAGTTCTTTTCCTTAATCCCCATTCGCCAAACTTGTCGCTTCAAATTGTCCCACCTATTTAGCATAAAGCTTTGAAAGGTAAGGATTGTTTTGTTTAATGATTTATTATCGGTCAATCCATAACCTGAAGTTATTGCCAAGGGCTGGTCTTTAAAGAATGAGGAACCCTGACTTTGTCGCATCAAACGAGTCGCTTCCTGAACTAATGATTTATCAGGATACATCAAATCAATCGTTATACCTCTTTCTAAAGCAAGTTTTTCATATGCCCCTGCTATGGCCGTAGAGCGCATCAGACCGTCTAGGGCTTGTAGCGGCTTAAGGCCAATCTGACTTAGCTTACCCAGGTAGCCTTCACCAAACTCCCTAAAGGCCACGTCATCTCCAACCGCTTTTTTAACTTCAGGAAAATTATCCATCACAAAGTTGCGCCACTCTTTTGACGTAGCAATCCTAGTAGCTCCCCTAGTAGCTGCTTCTACACCAATCGTAGCTATGGTATCCGCAAAAGAAGAAAATTGAACTAGGGCAGAAGAAAGACGAAACGCTAATACGCCGGCCCCAATATTTTTCCGTATTATATCAAGGGCTGCAATTCTCTTGGCTCCCTCAGTACCACCCTTACGAGCCATCAAGTCTAGCCACTGTAGCCACGCCAAACTACCAACATCACCAAGTTTTGCTTTCATCTCTGGTGAATTCACTATCTCAAAATATTGCTTAATATCCCGCCCCATCGTAAGCATATAGGCGGTATCGTCTAGGTGACGGCGAAAAATCTTATCAATGTTAGTTTCCAGCTTAATTCTACTAAGGTTTGCACGAGATTTAGTGAAACCCTGCTCAACGGTTTTGGTACGTATACCGGAAATTTCCTCTGCTCGTTGTCCAAATCGTTCGTATATTTCCAAATCGCTCATCGTATCGTAATCGGACATAAATGAAACATAGTTGTCTACCTGCCCCACATCAGCATTGTAGACATCAAGAGCATACTTTTTAACCGCTGGATATTCTGCCTCAAACTTAGAACGTACAAATTGGTAGGCGTTTTCCTCAGCGGGAGTTAGTGCTATAGCATCTATTTCGGCCCCAGTAAGCCCACTGTTAGCTAACCTCTCCAGTCCACCCGACTGCCTCGCAGCCGCGACTGTGCCAATACGTTCAAAATTGCCATCGGTAAAATCTTTGGTCAGTTCATACCATTGTTTTATTGCCTCATCATTGTGGGTAAGGTAGTTTCCATAATCCAAATCCAATGCAGCTTTCATCGGTTGCATACCTGTAATATCTGCCAAACCATCTATGGGCGTAAGTCCGATATTAGATTTTTGTAAATAATTACGCAGAGCGATATACCGCTCAACCCATTGCTTAGGGTCGCTTCCAATCGGTTGTTTGCCCACTTCCTGCGAGTTTATAGGAGTAGCAGTATTAAGCAATTGTTGCGTCCTGGCTTCTTTTTCAGCGTCATATAGGGCTTGCTTACTAGCCCACTTTGTTTTACCCAGTTGTCCCATCAGTTCAATCTCATTTTGTAAACCTTGCACCTGACTCAGTGTAAGCTGGTCTTTTGGTATACGAGTTAAAATCTTTAGTTTATCCAAAACACGCTGAGGCATTACCACATCTTCACCCGCCGCAGTTGTTCCATCTAGATAAGCCTGGGTAGCTTTTAATTTTTCCAACATTCCCTCAGTGTGTCCCGAAAGTTCGTACTGACTGATTATATCTTTTATCTTATTACGATAGTCAGCCGATACATTAGAATCTCCCGCCAGTTTCTCAGTCGTCTTTCTTAGTTCTCTAATCGCCTGTTTCAGCTCTTGCGCCTGGGCATAATTATCAATCCGAATAAACGCCTTAGCCATATCCGTGGTTGTCTTGGCATCTCGCACCGTTACCAAGAATTTACCCCTGTCTTCAGGCGCTAACGCTTCACGAGTATAATTCTCCACGGATTTCCGAGCCTCATCAGCCGTTAAATTCTTCTCATTGAATTTAGCAATGGTCGCTATCCGCGCTTCGGTTCTTCCGGCAGCATATCCTATCTTAGCTCCCCTAGCCTCTGATTTTATTCTTGACTTTAGCAGTTGACTTTCAGTAGTATTAATTCGAGGCGAAGGTTCTGGGGCCAGCCCTACTTTTTTAAGTCCTGTTTTTCCACGTAAACCACCATTTTCCAAGCCCTGCCTTGTAACTTGGTTATAGAAGTCGGTGAGTTGGGAACGAGTAAGTGGTATATATTTACCCGAAGCAACACTATCTCTTATTTCCGCAAGACCAGATAAGTCATTGACATCTTTAGAAAGATTGAGATTTTTTTGCTCAACCATAACCGTACCGTATTTTTCTGTCAGTCTGTTTTGTTCTGTGGATATTGCTTTATTAAAATCTGCTTTTGTAGAAGTTGGAGTAAGATTATGTCGAGCCATTATAGCAGCATCGCTTTCTTTGGCAGCATTTATAATTTTATCATTCACAAACTCCTCCGCACTCTTATACTTCCTTGCTTCTAGGGCGAGGGGTTCTAGGGCTGGAGAAATCGGTTTAGCCTTTATGTCCCTAATAGACAATCCAACAGCCGGTTGTCGTATAGGTTGAAATGGCTCGGTTGGAACCGTTCCTGCTCGCTCAGGCAATAACCCCTTAGTAGCCACATAAGGAGCCTGCGGAGTAACATAAACCCCTGGTTCGCTGAGTAATGTCTTAGAACCTTTGTACGCCAAACGCTCAGCCGTAGTTATAGGCTGAGAACTCTTGAGGATTACATTGGCTTCATTCAATCTTTGAAAAGCTAAGGTATCTCCACCCAATTTATCGGGATGTACTTCTTGAGCAGTTTTAAGATAAGCCGCCTGTCGTTCGGCTTGTGTCCAGTCTTTAGGCAAACCCATCAATGTTCTAGCGGCTTCAACACTTTCTACTTTGGGGGCCACATTTCTTAATACTGACTTAGCCCCGCTTTCTACCAGCCCCCCCAAAAAAGCCGTATCAAGTATTGAGGTAAACCCTACTAACGAAAGAGCGGCTAAGGGTGAATATCCCGAAGCAATATAGTTCTGTAAATCCTCTTGATAGGTAGGGGTATAGTTAACCGTTTGTTTTCTTTTGGGTACGGTTCCAGCTTGGGTGGCCGCATAATAAAGCGAAGTGGCTAATTTCTCCGGAGTGTTCAAAAGTCCGGCTACGTTGTCTTTAATAAAAGAATCGAACCCACCATTGGCAATTCCTATTTGTATTCCTTTATCAACAAAGGGAAGTTTTATAGTTATGGGTTGGGGTTCATTCGCAGCCTTAGCTGCAAACTTTTGTACATTAAATTTAGCAATCTTTTGTCTATCTAAATTGGCTGGATTAAGTGGCCCCATGCCTAGGGCTAGAATTTCATCATTAGTTGGTGCCCCCGCCATTCCCTCACCAATAGAAAAATTCATACTAGAAGTAGTTTTACGCTTGGCTACGGGAACGTAAGGTATATATCCCGCAGTAGCTGCCTGACGTTGGGCTACTGGTATATACATACTATTGCAGTAGGGCCATTATCTCTTTATCGGTGTATCCGGCTTGCCTGTATTGTTCAACCAAAGGATACAAAGTATCGGTAAGGTACTTAGTAAAGTCGGCTCTTATATTAGCCTCCTCAGTGGCAGCCGATTGATACCAATGTGCGTAATCGCTGCGTGATTTACCTAATGCCTTCAACATGCTGTCAATACTCGCACTACCAAAGGAGGTTTTTAAAAACTCAGGTGTGATAAATGGCGTTACCGTGGCCTTACCAGTCAGCACTGTTTGTAGGGCTGATTTTTGAGTAGCATTCATGCCCTCGGTAGCCTTGGCAAATCCATATTGATTTATATCAGCCTGAATTTGAGGTAGTTCCGCTTGGGTAAATCCAGCAGCTATAAGTTGCTGTACGTCAGTTTGGGTAAATTTAGCCCCTGTAATAGATGGAGGAATTGCGCCGGTAGCTGTAGCTTTCCTGTTAGCATCCTCATTCTGATACTGAGTAAAAGTTCCCGTGTAACCATTCTTAACAGCGAATTGATATTCTTGAATGCTCGCCGTGGGTAGCGCACCACCAGCGGTACCCTTTACTAATCCCGCCGCCACTGCAATCTGCAGCGCAACTTCTTTAGTGGGCGCAGCCGAGATAGCTTGCAGCGCCAGAGCCAAATTAGGATACTCGGGCGTAGCGGTAAAGTTCTGTCCATTCGAGGCGGCGGTGGTGGCAATGTTCCAAATTTCTTTCTCCTTAATCGCCGCATCATTCACTGCCTTAAGTTTGGCATTCTGTATATCAAGTTGCGCCTGAGCGCGGTTCCTGTCCTCTAGTGCAGTCCTGGGGTCATTAAGAATAAGCTGCAAGTTATGGCTAAGCGCATAAATCTGCTCCCTGATGGGGTCATACTTCTGGGCCACCGCTCTATCCACCTGGGCCAAGGCTGTGGCCAGGTTACCCCTGGAAGCCTCTAGGAGCGTCGAAACTCCCAAAGCCGCAATAGCGTTCGTTCTCAGTCGTGAGTTCTCCTGGCGGCCCAATACTGGGGTTGTAACGCCCCTATCAGCTGCTCCCTGTTGCAACTGCAAGGGAATGGCCGCAGCCTCGTTCTTTATGCCCTGTAGCTGGGTCTGTAGGTCGTTTTGGGTCTTGGTCAGCCCCTCAATGCCGTATATGCCCTCCTGCTGTGTCCTATAAGCCGATTCACCCACGGTTTGGTTATAGAGGGCTTGTAATTGGTCAGACAAAGCACTGGCCTTTTGTTCCTGGGGCGTGGCAGTTAAGGGGGCCGAAAGCCCGTCTACTGAAGCAGCCGGAACATCTGTTGGACTCACATAAGGAACCGTGGTGGTCGGCGCAAGTGCAGCCGAAGTTACAGGGCCATTAAATCCACCTTGCTGCTGTGTCAATTCAGCCGCCGAAGCAGTCGTTAAATTGGGGATATTCTGCTGAGTTTGGAACTGCTGGGTAACTGTGGGAGCACTGGGCGCAGAGTAAGTATTACTCGGCCCATTAAGTTGTGTAGTCCAGTCTGCCTCAGTGGAAGCTGAACCCTGCGTCGCTAAAGGCGAGGTGCTGAACACCCGCATTATATTGCCCCCGATGTTCCTAAATACCATTGAATCTGCCATATATTTTAAATTAAGCCGCTGCAAGCCACTCAGTCGTACCTACTTTAGCTATTATATCGTCCGTAGCCGCACCCGCTCCCGCCGCTTCACCAGTGATTTTCATTACATTAGTATTTGCAAGAGTTAAACCCGTGACCTCACCCACGGCAGTATAAGCTGCCAACGCAGCACCCTCAGTGGTCATGGAAATCATATACCTAACCACTGTGGAGGAAACCCTAATGATACTAACATAAATTGTCCAGGCAGAAGAAAGTGAAAGAGTCAATGCTCCAGAGTCGAAGATCATAGTGCCTCCAAAGTAGATTTTAAGTTCTCTAGTTGCGGTTGCGGAAGCAACAAACGAACCTCCATACTCAGTTTGCAACTTTTCTCCATTATTGGCAAGCTGGTCTGCTGCTATGGTGTCTGAATAAAGGTCATCTTCTCCAGTTCCCACGTTTCCCACGTTGGCAAAGTGGTCAAATAGAGATTTGCGCTGATAAGTAAGAGCAACACCCAGCAACGGAGTTCCATCAACATACCTAAGCGTGGCATCAATCTCTGCCCCAATGGCATCTTGCGCCATTTCATCAGTATATTGGGTTATTGTGCAGGAAATTGCACCAGAACCATCATCATAGGAAAGCCCCGTTCCAACAGAATTGCCCACAGCGTCTTGGGCTGCCTCAGTGAAATCGGATATAGCGGCTGAAGTCAGGGCAAGCATGGTTATCACCTGAGCCGCAGTAAGCTGTTCTATGACGCCCGTACCCGCTGTTGTTCTGCCCAAAAACCTGGCTGTAGCGATGCTTTGAATGTCTGTGAAAGTAATTGTCCCAGGCGGGAACACGCCCGACGCAGTCCCAAGCTCTAATCCCGAAGGAGTCAGCCTCCAGCCCGAAACCCCAGGCACCCAATTGGTTGAGCGCAGGTCAGCAGCTTCCTGACGACTCTTAGTTCGCCTGGAACCCAAAGCATCTTTCATCTGGGTATCTTTAGAGAACCCGTCAAAGACAACTGGAGCGAGTTGATATTGTTCGTGAGGTTTTGGCTTTGTGGAAAGCATATTAGGTATCTTGAATGTCAACGTCTATGGTAATAGGCAAGTCTATCACAGCAAGAGCAGCACCAGTAAACTGAAACTCCAAAAAGAAGTTATGTTTGCCGTGAGTAGAGTTGTCAAAATTCTTTGAGGTTATTTCTATCAGTTTGTTGTCGTTTGAATAATTAACTGCGTTTATTGTGGTGCTTGTTGCACTATCTCGTTCGTTGTCAAAGTAAAGTTTAGGAATAATGGAAGTGCCACTCTCTAGGTCTACACCGAGATTAAAACTGATACTCATCACATCAAAATCCTTGCCTATGTTGTAGACAGGGCTTCGCCAGATAGTGAATTGTTGAGTGTCTGTTTTTTTAAATAATTGAAATTCATCTTCATTCAACCCGCCTTGCCCTGCGATTACAAACTGCGGGAACGGCATGTTTTGATACACTCTGGCAATAGAGGAAATGATAGACGAATTATACACAGGTAAGGTATTTATTCCTGTTGTTGAGAAAGTCCATAGATTTGTTTCTAAATCAACAATAGGTGTACCAAACGAAATAAAACTCCATTGGTCTGTTTCAAAGTTTATAGCAACAATTGGAGTAGTTATTTCTTCCCAAAAATCTGTTTGTAAAGTATTCGTTGGCATTTTATTGTGCTAGTTGATAAACCCTACAACTAATCCAATTACCACTGTCGTAGTAATTTGATAGACTTGTAGTTTTAGCTCCGACTAAAGTGAAAGGTATATTAGCCGATGAAGAACTATCAGATGCTAATGTTTCCCAAGTAGTAGAATTTCGGTTATAAATTTGCAGATAAACTGTTGAAGTACTTGGTGCTATATCAGTTTTACCAATCCACGCAACATGAATTTCATCAGTGTTGTAAGTACTTTTATTTTTAAATTCAAAAATAGAATATTGATTAACTGCTACTTGACTAACATAAATAGCATCTTCAGTTGCTACTTTTGTATACTCAGCAAGAGAATATAAACTAGTTAATGAAAGGTCACTTGCTGGTAAAGAACCGGAGGCTCCACGACTATAATTTTTTGTAGCAAGTTGTGGAAATCCAATATCCGTACTCGAATAGAAACGAAATATATTTACAGTAGAAACTGTGTCATAATAAACGAATTGATAACCAGCAGTAGGGATATTAGTATGTTGTCCTCCAAAATTTGGATAAATTGTTGATTGAATTTGTGGTACAGAAAAACTATGTGTTCCTGAGGCATCAAGTATTTTTGTTTCTGCACCCCAACTTCCTGTATTTTGAATAATATATATATCGTTAGGAGATGTATTAACATCAAAGGTGACCGTTAAAACATTTGAAGAATCTATCGCAATAGAAGGACGATAAACATCAACAGAAGTGGTGACAACCGCCTCTGCACTCCAAGAATCAGTTGAAGCAGTATACTTTGAATAAGCTAGAACGTGGGTACTTCTAGGCCAAATCACATGAACATTATCCGAACTATCTATAACTAAATGTGGATAGGAACTCCCGATACTTGTAGAGCCAAGGACGACTTGAGTCGTCCAAAAAAATGTATATTTTACATAAGAAACTTTGCTTGTGCTTCCATTTTGAAATACCACATATCTGTAATTATTTGAGTCAATTGCAATTTTGGGAGACCCATCACCACTACCAGATGGGGTTAACGCAGTAACCACACTCCATGTGCCTCCAACTCTATTTTGATAACCTACCCCTGCACTGCTATTGTCTGTGTAAACAACATGAGGAATATCTGAACTATCAATTGCAATGTCTGGGTCACTACCAGAAGCAGACAAAGTTTCCTCGCTCCCCCACACGAAACTAGTGATTTTTTTAAAATTAACAGTTCCAGCAGTACGTTTTGTATAAGCTACATGTAAAACTTCTGAACTATCAATTGCAAATGCGGCACTATAGACAACTGACCCAGAATCTACGTCAGTCCATGTCAAACCAGAATCAGTAGAATATGAAAAATAAAGATGATTATTTGATTCTCTTATGTAAAGCGCATACAAAGTACCATTCGAGCCTCTCACACAACGAGGTTGTAAAGTAATAATTGAATTTGAACTATCTGTTATTACAGTGCTAAAACTTTGTATTTGTTGGTCTATGATTGCCATAAAATTATATATCTAAAACATCAATGTCTATTGAAATTGGCAAACCGACTACTGCCAATGCACTACCTGTAAATTGAAGTTCTAAAAAGAAATTATTTCGGCCATGTACGGTGTTCGTGAAGTTCTTTGAGGTAAGAGTTATGAGTCTATCCGAGTTTGAGTAGTTTGTAGAGTTTAGAGTTGTGCCGACTGAATTACTGTCTTCGTTGTCAAAATATAAAACAGGAATGATAGACATATTGGTTGTCATATCTGGGTGAATGGGAAACTTGATTTCTAAAACATCAAAGTTCTTACCGATTTGGAATACTTGGGAACGCCAGACAGAAAATACATACGCTGTGGTTTTTTTAAATAACTTATAGGTGCTGGCATTGCGCCCCCCTATCACGAATTGAGGGACTGGAATGTTCTGCTGTACTCTCGATACAGCACTAATGACTGAAGAAGCGTAGGAAGGCAGGGCCATAATCTATGTAAACCCACTTATCGCAATATGATGAAGGCCTTTCGGGAAGAGGTCGCTCTTAGAACCGTAAGCGTAGAGCCCAGAGGACACAATCGGAATCGTAGTATTAGCTCCCCAGACAAACCTGTTACCAACAAAATCACTAGCCATCTGCAGTGGAGGATAGCCGTCTTCGATTATCTTTAGGGTCTCAATTGCATCACCGCCCACGTAGCGGAAGAGTCTGTAGCCTCCATTTATGTCTCCCGACAGCCCATAGAGAATGCCGTTGATGTATTTCAGGTTGGAACAAATGGGGTCTGGCAGCTTCACCACTCTGTAAAACAGCTCTTCAGCAGCATCCCAAAAGAACAGACAAGCATTACCCTGATTTACGGTTGAATCGGTGGTTTTAGAACCCGCCACCACGACATCAATGCCATAAGAAACCGCAGTGATGGGGATAAAATCGAAGGGTAAAGAAAGGTCGCCCACCGACTGATAAGCTGAGCCATCATCAGTGTCGCCCTGATTGGTTGTTCGCTTGGTTTGAATCTTATGAATGAAGCCCCTGCCGTTTTTGGAGTCTAAAAAGTAAGAAACTCCATCAGAATGCACGAATCCAAAATGATTCAAGTAACCTATAGAAAACAGAGTTGTTGGATAACCTGTATCAGCAAGGGCCGTTTGTGAACCAAGCGTTGCTCCTGTCCAGACAGTGTTAGTTATAAGCGAAGCAAAAGTCCTGTTGACTGTTGCGCTACCTGTGCTTGTGTCTGTGATGGTTTCATTGTCCACAAAGATACCACTTATTTGCTGAAGAGTAAGCGTACCGGTGGTTCCAGCATCTACCTGAGACACAATCATCCCCGTTGCCCCCGAAGTTGCTCCCGTGACCACTAGGCCCACAGTGAAGTTGGCGCTCTGGTTGTCATAGGGCAGCGTGTTGAGTGGGCCAATCCTGGAAACGTCTGTAGCCGTCGTAATATAAATATAATTGTTGTAATACCAGGCTCCCCGAGCTGCATTACCCGTTACCTGGCCAATAGAATAAGAATCAGCCGAAACCAGCGTGTCCTTATAGGCCACTATTTTACCATTAGCTAAAATCACCCAAGTAATATCACTCTTGGGTTCATTCAAGATTGCTATGGGGGCGGCATCAATTTCAGCTCCGGAGAAAGCGGCATACTGTACTGGTCTAATCGCCCCGCCAGTCTTGATGTCGTCAGCCGCATCAGTCAAGGGGACGTCTGGGTCAATTCCTATGCCAGCCAGATATTCATTAGGCAAGCCAAAGGTAGCCGAGGGCATAAGTCCCTCGAATATGCTCTCAATTTTTATGGTTGTCCTCATACAGAATTCACAGGTTCAGCTGTTATCCTCAAGTTTTCATTCTTTTCTCTAGAAGAAAAATACTTTTTGATAGCAACTTCATCCAATTGAATCTGAGAAGCTATATCATTCTTTTGACCCTTTTGAAACTCTATTAGGTAAGGTAAGGCAGCCAAGCGGCAAATATACTGATGAAAAATTGAAGGAATACCTGGGACTTTTGTAGTATCCGTAGAAACAAAAGCGGACTTGTTGCGCTCAAAATAGAGCGACAGCCCGTTAGTTTTAGTATAGTTTGGCTTGGGGTAAAGATAGATATATTTCCCGAACAAATCATAATGCTCAGGTTGTCCGGCCACGCTGTTCCATTGTGGCAGCGACATATCCCTGACTGAATTCCTATCGAACCTGTCAAGCGTTATCCCAACATCCCCAGAAGTCAACGCCTCCACCCTCAACACATTGATGATTTCTGAGGTGAAGATGTCTAGGGCATACTTCTCTGTTCCGCTGGCCAAGTTAATGCTCTGCAAGGGAGCGGTGGTTTGATTTAGGTCATCAAAAGCCCAACGCCCATCAGTTTGGAAGGCCAAGGTAAAGAAGCGGTCTAGGGCTGAGTTGACCCGACGAGCCTTGCTAAGCAACGGATAAGAATTATTATCCGACTGACAAATGTCGTTGATTTCATCAACTATACCTATTCCAGCTCCAGGGTTAAATTGCACAATGTTATAAGTTAGTTATTAATTTCCCCATCCTATCCCACCTTTTATTGATGGGATAAGGGGAGAAACTACGCTACGAGGACATCAAAAACCACTGAGGCAACTTTGTTCCACAGCTTGAATTGATAGTCTACGCGCATCACAACAGCGATGGCTGAAACAGCACCGTCTGCGGTGGCTGGTTCCTGGTCAACCACAACTTGCCCATAGGTACTTTTTACGATACCTAGGGTGGTTGTTTTTTTGACTCCTGCCGTCAAGTGACCAGAGGTCATCTTGTTCGAGGAGTAGTGCTCGCCACCCATGTACTTAAAGCCCTGTGAGGTGCCGTCTTTCAACGCACCGTCAGCAGTGCTAAAGCCCTGAGCCTGAACGAATGCTTCCAGCTTCTCAAAGTCGGCAGGTCGCCACACAAAGTAAAGACCATTGCGGTTCATCAGGTCTTCACCGTTAGCAACCCGAATCTGACGCTTTACACCACGGATGATGTCGTCAATGTTCGTCTCGGAAACAGTGATGTTTCCTGCCGCGCCGCCAATGCTGGCGTTGTCGAAGTTGGTGGTTACCGATGTCGCCAAGTAGGTGAACATAGCAGTCTCAACCGCCTCATTCAAGAGTACGGCTTGAGAAGATGCCAGTTCCATCTGCTTAACGAATGTTGATTGAGCCAAGTCAGCTCGGTCAATGAACTGAGGGAGAATTGCAATCGCGTTGATTGTAACACTCTCATCAGTCAAAGTAACTGCTTGGTGAGTGTACGCTGAGCCGCGAGCCGTAGTCTGTACCGTAGCATCGGTTACGTAGGGGTTGTGAAGCACCCTGGTATCCGTATACTCGACGTTACAAATTTCCTTGAACTTATTGTTCTCGGAAAGCCGCTCTTGGGCTTTAATTGCCCATTCTTCAGCGTAGATAATGGTGTTTGCCATTTTCTGATAGGTTAGTTTTTTAGCCTATCAGACAACTTTTGACTACTGTACTACGGGATTTTCGGTAAAGATACTACCGCCCTTTTCTGTTTTAATGCGAGCATTGACAACCTGTTGTCTAAGTTCCCGTTCGGCGACAGGGGGTAATTCACCCTTCGCAATCCAGTATTCTACTGTAGATTTAGAGGATTGCCCCGTACGTTTTGAACCACTCGGAACCGCCTCGGCCACAACTTTCGCATCGCGCAATTCTTTAAGTTCTGCCTGGAAGTATTTACTTGCCATAACATCATCTAAAGATTTGCCAGTATTGGCCATTATGTCCTTCACCAAACCAATCTCATCTGCTTCCTTAACGCCATTAGCGATAAGAAAGGCTTTTTGTCCGTAATCAAGGTTATCTGATTTTGGCTCTACTTTAGCTACTGGTTCCACTACCACGGGTTTGACCTCCTTTGATTTCTCAAACTTGGTTCTATACCGCTTAGCGATACCCTGGTTTTTAAGAGCAAGCTCTTTATTCGCCTGGGCTAGAGCCTTCCAGTCCGTAACATCATTTCCTTCTTCATCGGTTGCTTCGATGATTTCAGGAACTTCAATTACGTCTTCAATTACTTCCTCATTTGGGTCACTCATAAAATGATATATGTTAATCAATCTCAATTAAGATTGAGAGAATGTATGATTTTAAGAGAATCATAACTCTTTCAAACTACTTTTTGGGGGGTGGTATAACCCAGATACTAATTTTTAAGGAACTTCAATCTTTAATCTGGTATCACCGCGACTACGTCTGCACCAATCGCTGAAACTCCATGCGCCATCCAGCCAATCGTATTATCAATCTTTACTACTGAAACAATCTCGGTATCAGTGCAAAGGTACTCAACAGCTCCATCACTACAAACCACGTTATTTATCTTAGTGGTGGAATCTGGCGGAGTACGCATCTCAAAGTTAGAAGCCGCCATACAAATAATAGTGATTTCATGTCCGTTCTGAACCTTGTCAATCCTGGGCAGCACAATCCAGTCATTCGCTCCATTGGTCACCCCACCAACATAAACTGACTTTGCTCCACTGGGAACCCCGGCACCGTTAACCGCGTCAGCTACGAGTTGTTTAACCTTGAATTGAGTACCCTTGAACTTTGGGTCTATGCTATTGTTTTCTGCCATATAAGTAGGCGTTAGTCTGGCACAATAGCGGTAGTTTTGGCTCCGATGGCTGTGTAACCATGGCCTTCCCAACCGATAGTGTTATCAATCTTGGTGAAGTAATGCACCTGAGTAGAAATCAGGTTATATTCCTTGGTGCCATCAGAATCTTGACCATTGATTTTCTCATTGCTTCCGCTGGGTGTACGAACCTCACAAGTTACCGCACCGGCAATGATGCAAACGGTATGGCCATTCTCAACTGTGGCCAAAGCTGGAAGCACCACCCAGTCATTGGTGTCGTTCACGTTAGCGGCTAAACGCACCGACTTGCATCCTGGTGGAATCACTGCCCCGAATACCGCATCCGGACTCAGGGTAATGGCCTCAAAATGCACTCCCTTAAAGACGGGGTAATCTGATGATACAACGCTCATATAAGTTAATTGGTTAAGTTAGTTAGGGTTTCCACTTGCTCTGGGGTTGGCTCTACTTCCTTTTTAGGCCGCCCACGCTTAGGCTTATCTTCAGATGGGAAATCTGAATCTGGCTCCTCAACAGTTGGTTCTGGAACTGCTCCATTTACTACGCCACCCTGTAAGAGCCTCACATAAAACTGCGCCAGAGAATCGTTAGAAACTTCCTTACCCGCAGCTAGTAAGGCGTCCTTTTCCTCTTGTGAATCGAATAATACTTGCATAGTGAAGTTGATTAATTGGTTAGTCTATGATAAAGGTTAGGTCAACTGTGCCACCCACGGTAACATAGAGACCTGTATTGAATTCAACATTCCCAAAATCTATCACATGCTCACCCGTAGTGGCTATGACAGAAAAAGTAATAGTATTGAACATAACTTTTCCATTCGGGCCAGTACCCGAAGCCATCACTGTGGAAGTCCAAGTGTAGTTAGCGAAGGTAGTCGTGGTAGCGATTGAGTTGCCAGCCGTGCCCACACTCAAGGCTTCAATTGTCTGAACTGTATTGGTATTAGTAGTAGCTTTTACTGTTGGATGGGCAAGCGTTCCAGTTGAATACTGAGTACCAGCTATACCAGAAGCATTGATGGCCAATTTTAAGTTGTCCAAAAATACAGCTTCCGAAGTCACCCATAGAATCTGATTAGCTATAGCAGCAGCACCCAGGCTCTCAGAAAGCTCAACTACCGCCGTGTAAACCGTACTATCAATGGTAATAGTTGCTCCCGCCGTAGTAACACCTGGGTCCGAGGCTCCGGTACCACCACCCAACGTGGTGTCTGCCCAGGCAGTGTTAGCCATAGTTTCCGTGGTGGCTGTGGCGTCCAGCGAAGTCCCTGGTACACGGCCCCGAATCATCTGAGTGGTATCTGTATTCGTAGTAGCCACTACTAAGGTGTGGGCTACTGTTCCGGTAGAATATTGCGTTCCAGCCGTTCCAGTTCCGTTGATTGCCAGCTTCAAGTTGTCCAGCATGACTGCTTCACTTGCTCCCTTCAAAACTTGGTTAGCTATCGCTGCTGCTCCCAAAGTTTCTGAAAGTTCCACCACGGTAGTATAAACAATTGAACCTATAGTTATAGTAGCATTCGCAGTAGTTACTCCTGGATCAGAGGCACCTGTGCCTCCACCCAATGTAGTATCTGCCCAAACTGTTCTCAAGGCTGTACCAGTGGTGGAAACAGTATTCAGTGACGTTCCTGGTACTCTGCCGCGCACCGTTACTGTAGTAGCATCGCTGGCCGTAGCAACCACTTGGGTGTGGGCAATCGTCCCAATACTATAAGTCGTCCCCCTAAGCCCCGCGCCTGTCGCAGCGTTGATGGCATTCTTAAGGTTCAAGAGCGAGGCTGTGTCAGTCGCCCCCACTAGAACCTCGTAAGCCACAGCGGGATTGTTAGATAAGGCCGCTACGAAAGTATAAGTAATAGCACCTATGACCACCACGTTGGTAGCCACAATCGCATCACCCGTAAGCACAGAAACAGCATGAGAGCCTGGAACACTGGCTCCAGTCGAGGTTAGCGTATTGGTGGCGTGAGAAGCTGGAACTGCCGCGCCGCTAGAGGTTATGTCACTCACCGCTGCCGCTCCTGCGGCTTCAGCTGCGTCATAAACCTTAATAGTACCTGAAGTATGAGAATTGATAACTACACTCTTGAGTTTTCCGAATACAGTTTTAAGTAGACTAGACTCGGTTATGTGAATATACTTTGACATAAATTAGATTCCTGGATTAGCGGGACTGACCTCGCCCACTGGCTCTGGTTTAATGCTGGAGAGTTGAGCCAATCCTCCCTCCAGCAAACGCACGGCTTGGGCTAAGGCCCTTAAATCTTCACCTAAAGCATCATTCGTCACACTACCATTTGCCATAGCATAAAACGCTAAGGAAAGTGCGGCATTCTTAGTCGGTTCTGGGGCCAAATCCTTACGCAGGGTTCCGTTAGTGTAAATAGCCGCCAGCAAAACCTTGCGAACCGCATCTACTAAAACAGTATCCTGATTAAAGGCGATGATTTTTTCTTGCTCTAGGTCTGAGAGATATTGCATGTTAGTATCCTTTGGGCTTTCGGGGTTTCTTCTTATTCATAGTATGTTCTAGTTTAAGAATAAAAGCAAATTAAGCTGGCTGAGCAACAGGTTGGGGGATTACTGCAGCCGGCACAGCCAAGGCAGAAGCAGCCGTGATTTGATTGAAGTCTATTGGACTTAGGCCACTTTCCTCAAGCAATTCATTGAATGCCTTACCAATACCAGGAATCTGTTGAAAGGCGGCGGGATTAGCAATCACCTCGCGAATTATGTTAGTTAGTTTATCGGCATTCTCAACCATATTGCGCTGCTTACCCTTAATGTTCACATAAACTGAAATTGGAATCTTGGTAAGTTCTCCGGCCAAAACCTCCATAAAAGTACGCGCCCCACCCTTCATTACCTGCTCCTTGATTGATTGTGTAAGCTCAGCACGAGTTTCAGGTTGAATATCTCCACCCCGCAGTACCATTTCTTTTAACAAATGCTCAGCCTGACTCTTAGCGACCGCCTCGGCCACTTGTTTCAGTTCATCAAAAGTAAGTTCCTCAGAGAATGTCTTTCCACCATTCATTTCTTTGACCAGATAATCAAGAATCCAATCTCTGTAAAGTTCATCGGCCACAAAAGTAGCAATCTTACCCTGCCGATATTCGTGAATCCCTTGACCCTCCTGTACGATAAGCTGCTGTAGGGCGAACGGAGTTCCTGACACCGGATTCTTACCCAACGCAGCCTCAGATGCACTCCCCAGCACCCTAGCGTCATTCTCAGTCTTAAGTTGGTGGCTTTGGAAAGCGGGCAGGTTCTGCACCTGGCCGTCTAATTTTGTAATAGGCCGCCCCTGCTCATGCTTCAAAACTGTGTTGGCCTTCAGGCTGGATAATTTCTGATTTCCATACTCATCACTGTCAGTTTGAAATACCGTTATTGCAGCGTCTAACAGTTCCTTAATCTTGATGGCATCGTAGTTGTTCCAAACTTGTGGTTCAAACAAGGTTTCCACAATAGACTTTCCACAAGCGCGGCCAAAGCTCTTGATGCGGTCAATCTTGAGAGCCTTAAAAATACTCTTGGGTTCCTTAGCCTTGAACAAGCAAATACCATTCCGCTTACCCTCCTTTGAAGTATAGTAAGTAACGATATGCAACTGGTTACAATAGGCTTCGCTGCCTGAGTAGTCTCCCCCCAACCAGTCTTCCTCAAACATACCATGCAACTCGTATACAGTGATATATTTTCCTGGAGTTTTGACCTGAGCATCATTGGCATTAGCCACGGTCTTAGAAGCCTGAGCCATCGTAATCGCTTCATCAATTTTGTCGCTATCCCACTTACCCTTAAACTCTTGTAACTCAGCGATAGAATACTGATGTTTCAAACAAATTGGCCCAGCCAGTACATCGGTCTGGTCACAAAAGGCTACAGATTGTAATGAGACAACTTCAGGTCTGACATCATTTACATTCTTCACCAATGCCAAATCATAGATAACCGAAGTTTCTACCAGATCATCTATGAAGGTATCTATCTCATTCTTCCTGGCCCATTGCGGATGATACTTTTTAATCAGGAATGACTTATAATACTGGTCAGCATCATCAACGAATGGGATGATGTCTTTTACATCAAATCCCTCCAAACGAAAGGCCACATTCACTATAGGAGTTACTATATCATTGTAGGGACGTAAACCATCGTTATTCCCCTGATGGAACCAACCATTTGCCACATTAGTACAACGCTCAATGTGTTCGTGCATATTCCAATCCTTGCTCCCTGTAATGGGAACACGATTGGTTTTCCAGCTGGCTTCCTCGTCTATGATGAACTGGTAAACGTCTTTCTTGGTATATGTTTCTGGCATAACTCAATATTTAGTATTGGCGTATCTGGCTCGGACTGAAGCCTGAGCCTTGGCCCTAGAGGTGGAACTACCCACTACTTCACCTGTGGTTTTCTTAACAATCTTCCAAGGTTTCTTACCGCTTCCTTTACGAATTGTCCAGGGCATTGTCTTTGAAAATTAACATGTCAATAAAAATGTTCAGGAACAACTTACTCCTAAATAGCATCTTACCCTTGAACACAAACAACTGCCGCATACAGCTCTTACCTTCTTTGGTTACGGTAATAATAATCCTAGTTTTGAGCGACTTGGGTTTGAATGACATAATCGCATCAGCCAGGTCATCTGTGTCGGTCTCAAAAATCTGGTCATTGAAGCTCATTTTAAGATGGTATTGCATAGTCCTAGTATCGTTCTAATCAATATAAAAAGCAAGCCCCTGTCAAGTCTATATGGCCTGATTCACCTCTTTCTCAGCCGACCCCGGGTATTTCTCTTTAACCTTGACCCTGGTTTTATCTTTCATCTGCCAAGCAATACACAGGGCTACTAGCAAATCAAAGTGCTGTGTAGCTAATCGAACATCAGGCTCCAAATCAATCAAATCGTTGCGGGTATAAACCCTGGTCTCATTGATAAGGTCAGGGTCATTAAGCTCAATCAGACCAGCTTCTATTGCCTCCCGCAGTGAGGAGAGCATCTGGCTCTTGGTTAGGCTGTTGGTCTGCCAGCCATAGGTTGTAGGGGTCTGGAATCCAGCCTTAATAGCCTTACCTGGGGTCATAAATAACTTAGCCCCCAACTGCTTAGCCTTCAAAATAGCTTGGTCAAATCGATTATTCTCTACCCCCAACAAGCAACCCCCAAACCTGTTACCCTGCGAATAGATCTCATCTCCAAACGCTTCCGGCAGGATAGTATTGCTCTTGTACGTTCCTACCACCTGGGCCGGTATCGTGTCAAAATCTATGAACACGGAGGCAGAACTATCTAATCCGACCCCACCAGCTACGTCATGTCCTCCGGCATACCTATGGGCGGCGTTATAAGCTCGGTATATCTTAAATCCTGCTATGTCCTTAATCGGCTCTCGTATAGGCATTTTATCCAGAGCCTCGCGGTCAAAATATACGTCCTTAGAAGCGTTAGGTTTGCAAAGATATTCACCCTCAAAGTCATCCGCCTCTTGCTTAATTCGTTTAATATCTTCCAGGGTAAATCGACCCCAAGTGGGTACGCCGTTCTTAATAATCGGTATTATCATTTGATTCTTAATCTTTTCAATGAGTTTATGCACATTACCCCGCTCAGATATGTAGTTAGCCATATATTCAGAGCTACCATCTTTTGAAAGTCCAGTACGCGCTTCTTCCATATTTATCCATATCTTATTGGTTGTAACCGCGCTCATGAGGGAGAGGCGGGTTTCAAAATCATCATATAAATCAAAATCTGGCCGACTTTCTTCCTGAATCTCACCACGCTTATCGGTTCCTACGCTATCGGCAGCCACCATAATTCCCGTCGAGGTTTTAAACACCATCATAGTTTCTTCACGCTTAGTAATGGTCTTCTCAAATATCTCGGGGTAAAGGGCGCGTACCCTGACGCTGACCAGCATATTGTAAATATCCGTAACTGTCTGTTTGGCATTACCTAGCTCTTTAGAGAGCACACGAAGATACTTGCGGTAGTGAGAGTTATCATTAGCAATCACAAAGGCGCGGAACAGTTTAGCTCTCGTGGTCTTAGCACTATCCCTAAACGCTATATTGAGAAACGAGGTGTCCTTACCTAGGTAAAGTCTGACCCGCCGCAAATCCATTTCTTGATGGAATGGGGCGTCTGGGCTGGAGAAATACTTAACGAAAAAGTACCGTGCCCAAAGATTGAACTTTAATATGATACGCTCGGGTGTATCCTCTTTAGTAAACCCGAACAAGACCCTAAGTTTCCCAGGTTTACCTTCATGTATTATCTGCTTCACTTCGGGCCAGCCCATGTATGGCTTGGGTTACTGCTATTTCATCTTCATCACTTGGCTTATGGGAAATGTTCACCGCGGCGTTAACATCTTGCTGGGGCCTACCCTCGGCCATTTGCCATTGTAATTCCTTGGGCATATTTTTTAACCACTCGTCCTTTTCCGCTGGTGTCATCTCAGCTAGTTTAACTTTCAGGTAATCTTTAACACTGCCCTTGGGCCTACCATTTGGATTACCCGAAACACCTGGGGGAAATGTCCCGTCAGGATTCCTCTTTATCTCCTGTTTGCTGGCTTCCTCTCCCATATCTAAATTATACTCAATTCTTGGCTAATCTTAGCCTTAAATTACCAACCCCTTAAGTAATTCAGTTTCCTCTTCGGCAAGCTCTGGAACAAGGGTAGAAACGTAGGGTTTTATTTCAATCTCTTTCTCATTAAACTTTTCCATCAAAACATTTTCATCCTTAATGCATTGAGTAAGTCCAGCCTTGGAAAATTTGAATCCCCGCTTACTAGTGGCATCAACAAGCACTTCCTTGGTCTGAGGGTTTTCTAGGGCATTATTGATTCGTATCATAAACATTTCATCCTGCAATTCTTTAATCAGGGGGCTGTAATTCTTATCTGAAAAACGCTTGTAGGCGTAGCCAAATCTCGAGGCCTGTAGGGTTTTATCCTTTACATAAAGCTCACCTACTAAGGCGTCAACTTCTTGCAATTCTTTGAAGGTTTTGGTCATAAGGGGGATTAAATAATTTAGGATTAGAGTGACATACGGGACACAGGCTTTTCTTTGTTTTACTTTTAAATAAACGGAAACACTTTTTACACTCAAGACGGTTTTTACTCATTCACAATTTCAGATACTTTAAAAAAATATCGTTTTGTTATTGACCCATTTTGGTTTGACCTATCCTCACTTTTGACTACTTGGCCCTTTATTTGAAAAGAACACTCCTCATCAATTTCAAGCTCCCGCGACCCATCGGGAACTTCAAGTAATCCGCCTATCTTTAACTCTTTATTAGAAATTTCCACATACGTAAATTAGGGGATAACCACTAAAAGAAATATATATTACCGGATAATAACCCGTATTCTGCCATTTAATTTTACTAAAGCGCACCTTCATCTCTTGAAGTCTCCTCTGGGGGCATAGAAATCCCCGCTACGAAAGCTGGTTTCTCTACCACAATAAACTGAGTTCCTATGGTCAGGCCATACTTGACTACCAAAGCGTTGTACTCCTCAGTAAACTTGGCCTTTCTGTCCTCAAAATCACCCATAATCTAAGCATACACCACCCTAGTACCTAGTCAAGGGTTATCCACTTGACAGCTACCGTAGGGGGCATAAACTAAGGGTATGCATAAATTAGCCTGTAGATTAGATAACTTTTTGTCGCACGCAGAGGGTAACCGGTATTGGCTTCTACAGGAGCCATTGCAGCCGGTTGCCCTCTTTGTGTTGTAAATATATGGTAGACAACCTACAAGTAGAAAATGGACATTTTACCAGGATTGTCAATCCTTTGATGGAAAACCTAGTAAAACTACCATTTAGGGGTAGCGAATTAGCAGTAGCAATTTATCTTATACGCAAAACCTATGGCTTCAATAAAACAGAGGATGAAATCAGTTTAAGCCAATTTCAAAAGGGTTTGGGCCGGTCAAAACAAACAATAGTTACTGCTCTAAAGAACTTACAACTAGTCAATATAGCTATACTAGTCAAACCTGGGACAAGCAAAAAACACAGTAATCTATGGAAAATAAACAAATACTATAAGACCTGGGAACTAGTCAAGATAGCTAGACTAGTCAAGAGTAAGCACGGAACTAGTCTAACGAAAGGCCCCCAACTAGTCAAGATAGCTAGACACACAAAAGACAATACAAAAGACAATATACAAAAGACACCTCCTACAGGGGGTAGTGATATTCAAAAATTGGTTTTGGAATTCTACCGATTAAAGGGTTGGGTCTACAATGAGTCCACTAAAGCTGTTTTTGCGCGGCATGTTAAACCAGCCAAAGATATACTTGAACTTTGTACTCTAGACCAAGCCATTGAAAAAGTAGGTAAACTAGCTCATTGGGCTGACGTTAAACAACTTGATTGGTCTCTAAATACGATACTTAGCAAATGGCACGACCTTCCCTATCTTGATGAACAGCTTGAAAACAGTAAAAAGGCCTTTATAGGTAAAGACCGAGCCTACCAAAAAGAAGGTAAGTGGTGGGTAATCTCAAACGGTGAGCACAAGCTTTATATGGGTAGTCCTAACGACGTACACTATGAAGCGACTTGATAAACTTAAAGAAGAACTTTTTGAACGCAACGCAGAACGCCCAGAATCTCATCTTGAAAAGTGGGTGAAAAGATTTTTAATTGAGTGGGGATTCTATGATTATATTCCTGAACACCAAGTAGATTTTTATTTTATTGATGTAGCGTTTGTCAATCAAAAAATCGCCCTGGAACTTGATGGCAAGGAATTTCATAAAGACAAAGAGCGCGATAATAAAAAAGATGACTACTTAAAAAATAAAGGCTGGCAAGTTATTCGTATTCCATCAAATGAATGTTGGAATCCGCGTATTCTAGCTAGACATTTATTCGATTTAGGTAGGTTGCTTTATGGAGATTATTGGCGACCAAGCTGGGGACTTGCTGAAGTGCTAGGAATTGAAGATATGATGGTTTTAAGGCGGCCCGTTCGCTATTGGTGCGAAAGCTGCCAAGAGGTGATTAGTGAATCCCAGTTTGATAAACACATTGAACATAGTCCGCCACCGACGCTTATATGAGACCCCGAATACACACTAGACCCAATGTTTTACCAGCAAAAACCTCTGGTACTCCAGTGTTGGGTGAATACATCAATACATACCTTAAAACCCACCGTATTGATGGTTGGAGTAGAAGCTGTATTCAGGATATGTGTGATTTTTGCCTTCAATATCGGTACATTTCACGCTCAAGCATAGGACTTAGGGTGAGGGGATATAAATTTGGGTGTCGTTATTGTTTTGAGGAAAAAAAATTCACCGGCTACGGAAAGAAAACAATGGTATTGCCTTGTTGGTTATTTAAGACTGCCCCAAGCTTTGCGTCTGAAAATTACTTGGTTAATCTTGGCTATAGAGCCGCTAATTCCTAGGGAAAGAAAATGAAAGAAGTTAATTGTACCACCTGTGGTGAGCAGATACTAAGAACCAACCGTTTTAAACGCATGACATGTTTTGATTGCAAGCGCATAGCCAAGAGAGCCTATAGGTTAGCCAAAAAGTTATCAACAGGTGTACCCATAG